CGCGCATCGCGGAATACATCAGATGATCCTCCACCGGCTCGTCGTCGCGTCATAGACGAGCACCGCCGCATACGACGGGTCCAGAATGTAGTCCGAGGCCCACGGGACGATGATGCGGTTCGCGGCCTCGCTCGCGGCGTCCTGGTGCGTAAGCGTGATGGCGTTGCTGCCGACGTTGACCAACACGCGAGTGACCCCGCTGGACCCGCCTGACAGCCCCGTGATGTTGCGCGCCGCGTTGGCGTCCAGCCGGTTGATGTCAGCCGTCGCGCCGGCGTAGTCGTTCTGGTTGCTCGTTATCTGCGATGGCGAGGCGACCGTAGTCGCGATGGCGTCGGCGCCGCCGGTCTGATGCGTGGATGCGTGCGAGGACGGCGACCTTGCGTCGGATAGTCGCGCGTCGTTGCCTTGGCAGGCCGTGCCGGCCTGTGTGCCGTAACTGACGCTGACGGTGCCCGACGAGACCCCCAGCCCGGCGCCCACCACCACGCCGCCGCGGGCGACGGTGTCGGCGAGTGGAAGCCGCGCCGGATCGAACGTGCCGCTCGTAACGTCTCCTGCGGCGTGCGAGTGGCTGGTGCCCGCCGCCCCAATGTCTGCGGCCGTGAGCGCATCCGAGCCTCCCGTGGCGTGGCTGGCCTTATGGGCGCTCGGCGTGAACGTAGACGGCTTGCCGGTCAGCTCGTCCCAAGTGGAAGCGCCGCCGCCCCCGCCGCCAGAAGCAGCGCTTGCGACCGCCGCGAGGTACGTGGACTGGTCCAGCTCCTCCATGGCATCGCTGTCCAGCAGGGCCTGTATGGCCGAGTCGATGGCCGCATAGCCGGGGATGGCCGTGTCAACTGCAAGCAGAACGCGGCGGAAGGAATCCCGTGGCGCCTGTAGGGCTGTCTGGAACACGCTCTTGCCGAGAGCGTTTGGATACGCAAGTAGCGTGTTCAGCGAGATCCGCAGATCCTCGTACGTGGATTCGGCGGTGATGAAATAGCGCTGGCTCACAGGCCCCACTTCCTGGCGAGGTAGCGAGACACGGCATTCGACTGCGACTCCGAAAGGGCCGAGGAGTAGACGACGATCTCGGCTATGTATCCCTTGTAGAAGTTCTTCAGGGCACCAGACTCCCACTTGGCGCCGATCCGACTGTCCGAGCCGTACAACGCAGCTACCGTGGTGGCCGAGCCGCTGGTCGTAACCACCGCGGCCGACGAGCCGGAGGAAAGCGTCAGCACCGAGGTCGCGCTGGCGGCTATGTGCAGGGCCGTGCCCGCGGTGTTCGGAGACACGGCGGCGAACGCCGTCCAGGTGGAAATCGGAATAAAAGCCAGGGAGAGCGAGTCGTTGATGCCATCGAAGTACAACGCCGGCTTACCGCCCAGGGCGTTGGCCGTGAGTGTCGGCTGATTGTTGGTGGCTAACTGGACCGCGTTTCGCGAGTTCTCCGACTTGTCGGCCCACGTTCCCGTTGGCGGTGCGTCGGAAGCGTCCAGCCACAGGGCAAGCGACCCAAGCGACCTTGGGTCGAAGTGCTGCCGCAGGATCACAGGATTCTCCAGCGAGACGACGCGGCGTGATACACCAGCGTGGCCGAGCCGCCGCCGCCATACAGGATGACGTTGGCGCCGAACGGCGAGGTGAACCTATTGGCGGCCGTGCTGGACGATGACTCATGTGCGAGGGTGATGGTGCTGCCGCCGGAGGCGTTCGTATTGATGATCGTCGTTGAGAAGCCGTTGTTGGCATTCGCCACCAACCCGGTGATCGTCACGTTCCCCGTGGAGGTGACGAAGTACACATCGGCCACACCCGGGGCCCAGTCGTTTTGATTGGTGGTGAGGGCTGGAGACACGGGCACTGGGGCGGGGTAGTCAGCCCCCGTGGATCTGTGCGAGGAAGCGTGGGTGTTCGGGTCTCGGCTGTCCGTCAGCCGAGTGTCGCTCCCTAGGACCACCTGGGACGAGGTGGCGTTGCCGGCGGCCGGAGCATTGCGACTCGCGGCAGTGCCGGCGTCAGTGACGGCGCTAAGCGTGTGCGTGTGCGATGCCGCTGCGGCTCCGATGTCTGAAGGCGAGATGGAGTCCGGCTGCCCGGTGGCATGCGTACTGGCGTGCGCAGTCGGGGCGCGGGAGTTCGTAAGCCTGCTGTCGTTCGTAGCCACCGCCCCAATCGACGCCGGGGTGATCGGGTCCGATCCGGCAGACGCATGTGAACTGGCGTGCGATGCCGGCGGGCCGCCACCCAATGCAGCGATGCTGGCGCAGGTAACCTTGTTGGTCACCGTGCCGTCTCCGGTGTCTGCCGGGACAACGGAGTCAAAGGCCGCGGACGCGGAAGGAAGGGCAGTTATGGTGGTGTCGGGCATCAGTACTTCGCCGTGATGTAGTTGCTGGTCTGGTCGGTGATCTTGTTGCCGTTAGCCGCGGTCAGGGTGTAGGTCACCCTCACCACGGGAGCCGGCTTCTTCTTCGGTGTTAGTCGGCCGCCGTTCATCCCTTGAGCGACACCGTCAGGGGCATGGTGGTAGCGCCGACGACAATCGGAGCCACGTGCGCCAGTCCGTAGCAGGCGTCCGGGATCGGGTGCGCGCCCACGGTCAGCGAGGTCGAAACGGCGGCGCTGTCCGCGTAGACCTGCACCGGAGTGTCGGAGGTCCCAGAGGCGCCGTACCACCGGAGCTGCGTGGCGCCATTGGTGTTCGACACTATCACCACGCCGCCGCCGAACATGCCGTACGAGAACCGTGCGGTGGTGGTGCCCGCCGTGGAGCCGGCAACCAAAGTGACAGAGGAAAAATGGCGCGCGATCTCGTTCATAGCCTTCCCTTTACCTTGTAGGCGTGCTTCTCAATGATCTTCTCCCGCAGCTCGCCTTTTTGGGCTCTGGGGTTTTTGCGGAGTTCCTTCCGCATCTCGTCCCGGATAATCGACTCGGACAGAACGACGGGTCGCTTGGGCTCTGGGGCAGGGTCATAGTTGACGCTCCCCGTCACGTTGAGGCGGCGCTTGCGGGCCACGCGGAGAACGTCGTCGTTGGACGAGACCCAGGCCGCGGGATCTTTCCAGCCCCTTCGATCAGCCAGCCCGGCCACGTACTGCTTGCCAGCGATATTGATCCCGGCCTGACGGGCCTCGCGAACCATGTACTGCGCCTGGAGCTTCGGCAGTTCGTCCAACTGCTGGTTGTTCTGCCTGCCTTCCAGAAAGGCCCGGTCGGTCCCCTTGGTGCCCGGAGGGGTTTGCGTGGCGACCATGATCGCCCACCTCTCTCCGTAGGGCAGGGCCTTGCGGTACACCTCAACGGCCTCGCGGCCCAAGTCGGATACTTCAGAAGGAATGGTCATACTGGTCATTGTCCGGGAGGCGGCTGTTCGGGTGGCGGAGGCCCAGGAGGTGGCGGCGGGGGAGGGGGGACCATCAACTCGGAAACGTCCATCTGCATCGCCTGCCCCCACTTGGTGAGCAGGGCGTTGAAGAGCTGCGGCTGGCCAGCCTGCATCATGCCCTGCGCCACCGGGGCCAGGATTTGCATGGCTTGGTTGATCTGCTCCACCCGTGTGGAGGCATTGGGCTTCCTGACTGAACCCGCTTCCACGCGGTAGGAGTACTCCCGGACTATCGACTCCGGGTCCTCCTGCTGAACGTGCATCTGCCACGCCTGCGCGGCCATGGGGCCCATGAGCGGCGCAACGTCCTGCGGGTAGATCAGCCATCTGGCCAGGAGACCTTCCTTCCTGGCCACCTCCGAGAGGGCGTCTTCCAGGATGCTCGCGTAGTCGTCCGGGCGAACACTGATCTGCTCGCTCTTCACGGTGGCCTCTGCGGCACTCCTGAAGGATGCCCGGGACATGCCGTAGATGAGTTCGGTCAGACCCACCCGCCGGTCGAACATCTCCGTGACCGCCTGGATGATGTTGTACATATCCTGGGTCACCCCAGGCATTTGGAAGACCGAGATCACATCGTTCACCGAGCGACCAACGGCCTCGGAGATTTCAACGATATTGAAGCCGCCCTCGCTCCGCTCAAGGAGCTTGGACTTCAGGTCCGGGTCGGCGGCCTTTGCCACTCCGATCAACGTCTGCGAGGAGGTCGCAATGCGCGTTGCGAGGAAAGACATCGCCCAGTTGATGAAGCGGAGTTCCCCAATTCCTGGGCGGATCAGCGAGATCGGCCAGGAGTACCCTGGCTTCCCGTGCCACGCCAAGAGCGTGAACGGCCACCCGCCGGGCTCGGCCCAGAACGGGGCGGGCCACTGGGCAGACATGAACATAGACTGCGGAATCCCAGTCTCGTCAACCTCCTCCTGAAGCATGGCCGGTGGAATGTTGAGCGGGAAGTCCACCCCCTCCGCAACGGCGATGTAGCAGTTCGGGCCCAAGGCATCGAACTTGCCGCGGAGATCCTTGTCTGCGTCCTTGAGTTTGTCTCCGAAGCCAGTCTTGGAGTAGACCTCCCAGTAGCAGATGAGGTCGTTCGTCTTGCCGGTCTTCTTGCGGTGTTCGTATCCCCGCTCGCCGTCCTCCGACCTGGAGGAATAGGACTCAATGTGGCCCTTCAGATCCTCCCTGGAAAGCCCGAACTTTGCGGCCACCTCGTCAATGGGCTGCACCCTGCGACGAGCGGCCCAGCGGATGTCCTCAAACTCGTCCGCGTCCGGGTCCCAGACGAGGTTGTCCACGGAGTCATAGAAGGACCCGGCGAACTTCACGCTTGCCCCAGGAGGCTGGTACAGCTCATGCCACCAAACACTGGCGCCCTTAATGAACGCCTCTTCCACCACCTTGCGAGAGTGGCGCTTCAGGTCCAGCTCGTTCGGCGTGTAGTTCAGGTAACTCTCCAGCAACTGGGCCACCACCTTGCGGCGATCCCAGAGCATCTGCTGCTGCTGGAGCCCCTGCTGGTACATCATCATCCCGGGGTCCGGCATCATCACCGGCTGGCCGTCCGGCCCGATGACGGGCTGCCCATCGGGGCCCATCTGCGGCATGGGCGGTTGGGGCTGAATGCCCAGGAGCATCGGCCCGATGACCGGGTACTCCTTGGGCGTCACCGACCGATTGGGATTCCGGTGATGGATGACCGCCGTGAAGAGGCGAACAGCCTCAAACACACGGTTCACACACATCCGAAACTGCGGCGGATGGATGCCCTTGTTGTACCCATGCTCCCCCCGGGCCTGGGCCGTGCCCCACATGGCCTCCGGGTCGGAGTCATAGAACATCATCGCCTCTTTGGCGTCGTCCGAGAAACTCTTCTTGTGTTTCTCAGCTTGCTTGATGCACTCAAGCCACCGCTTGGCGATGGGACGCAGAGGGTTGTCTTCGGGCATGAAAGGCTCCTACCTACTAATGCCCTGGTCAGCCCTTCTTGGGGCTGATCGCCGCCAGCTTCTTCTCCAAAAGGGCCACTTTCTCCGAGAGAATGGCGATCTGGGGATTTGCCGGCAGGGGCTTCCAGTAGCCGTACTTCTTCCACTCGGGGAACTGGTGGACCCCAGGGTCGTCAACGTGGTGGACCGATGGCTTCAGCGTGCCACCGTAGGCGCCAGACAACGCCCAGAGCGTGACTGTCCTAGCAGACGCCTCAACGACAAACGCAGGCTGAACCGCAGCGCCCTCATGGGCCTGATACAGGACCTGCTCGCCAACCTGCGTGGTCGGCATGGTGAAATCGCTCATTGCTTCTTGCTTCCCTGTGGCCCCAGGATCACGCACGGGTCTTCGGACTCGCGGCTGCGGCGGATTCGATCCGCTCGCCACTTCACCCACCACGGCTCGGGACCGAGGACCCGCGGGGGCTTGTGGTATTTCGGCTCGTAGGCGCAGAGGTACTCCAACGCCTGACAGGCGTGGACCTCGCCTCGGGTTTGCGGCTGGTCAGTCACGTACACCTGACCGTTGACCGTAGTCGTTTTCTTTCGATACCGCTTCAGTTCTCGGAGGAGGTTCGGGCAGGTGCCTTCCAAGACCTTGAGCCTTGTCGTCCCGTCGCCGCGGATGTGCAGCATCTGCCGGACAAGCGCTGTGCGGGCCGGGATGTCGTCCGAGCCCGGGGTGAAGTGGTGGTTGCTGACGAGGAACCTGTAGTTGCGTTTCTTCAGCTCCTCGGAGTACAGCTCATGTGGCAGCCGTCCTGACCCGAGATCACGCAGAAGACCGCCGTGCATGTCCATGATCGCGGAATAGATCAACTGGTCTTTAGCGCGTTCGCAAAACTGCTCTCCCCAGATGAGCGCGTTGCAGTTGCGGATGTACAGCTCGTCGTAGATCAGCAGGAATCGCTCGTCGGGCGGTACGGCACCGAAGAGCGTGGCCATAACCGCGTGCCCAGGGTCAATGGCGACATACCTCGTCCAGTCTGACGGGACCCTGGAATCGGGGAGTTCCTCTCGCCGCAGGAGATGCACCGACAGATTGAACGTCGGGTACATGAGCGTCGATTCCGTGGTGAACTCACCCTCCGCACGCATCCTGACTTCGTCTACCCCGAGCGCGCTCCAGCGTTCGATGTTCTTCCGCTTCTCTTCCTGGTCGATGAAGTCGTTGTCCAAGAACCGGAAGGTGAACTTCTTGATGATCGGGTTCTCTTGCCCCTCCTCCACCGCTCTGTCGGCGCGTTCGCACAGGCCGATCAACGCATCATTCCGGGAATGGGGCATGGCCGACCACACAAAGCGGCCCTTTCTATCTGCGAGACGAGCCTGCGACTCACCGACGAACGCCTCGTTCGTAACGTCCTCGTCAATCCAAATAAGGTCGGCCTGATAGCCCTGTGGGGGCTCCCCCTCGGACGAGAAGCACCAGATCGTCCAGCCGTTCGTCAGCTCCAGCCTGTTGAGGTAGCCGGCATTCTTCAGCACCCAAGAGACATCCTTGATCAACCGCGGCGGGATCAGCGGAGGCGCCGGCTTGCTCTTGCTCTTGTCGTCACCGGCGCGGACGGACCTCCACAGCCCGGTGTCCTGGTCTTTGATGATCCGAAACGCCCCGGCCTTCAGAAGGATCGGATAGATCACAAGCCCGATGTGGGGCCAGTTCCGCCCGACGATGGCGAGGTTTCCGCCTTCCTTGGGATACTTGCCGTATGGGTCCTGGCCTGTCGCGGCTCGGGCGGCCTCAACCGCCACGGCCAGCGTTTTTCCGCCGCGGTTTCCACCAAGGACGATTCGCTCGGAGGCCATGCACTTGTGGAACTCTTCCTGGTGCGGCATGGGCTCGTACAGACGCAACGCTTCTAGCCGGCGGCCCGACAGCTCCGCCTGAACGTCCCTCATCTGGGACACGGCGTGCTGCGTCAGGCTGCCGAGCGGGCCGTCAGGTGGCGGCGGCGGCGGAATCGGCGGGTGCTTCTTCATGCTCTCCGCAATACTCATTCGGGCCCGTCACCGGGAACGCGCAGTTCTGGTCCGTGACCCAAGCCGGGGGATTCCGGCGGCACTGCCCCCACGGGGTCGTCTCCCCGTCCACCAGCCTCACCGGGTGCCACCAACGGCAGGTTTCGCACTTCATCAATCACCTCTACCTTTCTCATGGTCATGGCGGCCTCCAAGACTTGCCGTCTCAGCTCGGCCTCCAGCTCGTCCTCACTCATCAACTCCAGCGGCTTCTTTGCGCCACCCATCGCCGTGTTGCCGACGACGAGCCGCATGACCGAGTCCAGCATCTTGGTCCGAAATGCCCCGCCCACGGGAGAGTCGTAGTACTGCTTCATGTAGGCGTTCGCGAACCCGCGGACGCCCCCGAAGTAGTCCATGAGAACTTCCAGGAGTTCCGAGGAGTGGGGGATGCTTGCGCCACCCAGGCGGGCGGAGGCGATGAACAGATCCACCGCGCCCTTCTCAATCTCCGCGAGCTTGCCGTTGCGCTTCTTCTTGTTCTTTTGCCTTTCCTGCTTGTTCCGGCACTGACGGCAACGTGAGTGAAAGCCGTCCTTAGACTTGTGGAAGTTCGCGACGGTGGCGGGATAAGAGACCCCGCACTCCACACAAGCCTTGTGGTCTGCCATCTAGAGTCGCTGATACCAGACGTTGCCCTGGACCGTGCAGCCCGGGAACGCCTCGTCCACGGCCTGCTTCACGCCTTGGAATGCGGCGTAGTCATGCCCGGCGATCCAGTGCTTCGCCTTGGGCTTCCATGCTGCGATGTCGGCCTTCACCGACTCATAGTCATGCTCGGCATCTATGTAGACGATGTCGAACTCGCCGTCCTTGAAATCCCTGGCAGCCCCCGGCGAGCTTGCACAGTGAGCCGTGATCGGATGTCCCTTGATGTTTTGAAGGAAGACCTTCAACGGCCAGCCGCGAGAGCCGTCGTACGCCTTGCAGCCCCCGTCGTTCGCAGATCCTTCCCAAGTGTCAACACAGACAACCGTGGCCCCGGCCTCGGCCATGGCGATGGCGCTCCGGCCCGCCCAGGAGCCGACCTCGCACACCCGGGGAGACACCCCCGTCACGTTGCGGTGCCGAGCCACCAGGGCCTTGAGCGCGGCTAGGTCTTCGGCCGGCGTGTCCATGCCCATGCCGTCGAACGGGCGCTCCATCAGCCGCTCCATTGCGGGCGGCATACGGATGTCCACAATCGCAGTCTTCGGATCGTAGCCCGCAGACCAGCAGTCCTTCAGTTTCTTGCTCACGCCATCGGCGGAAATGACCACCGGCTTGCCGACGCACTTTGGCTTCCAGTGGCCAGCCCAAGCGTCCCAGTTGCAATAGACCGGGTTGTACCCAAGCCTCTGCGTACCAACGAGCGACAGGTCTCTCGTCTGCGTAACGTCCTCGGTGGACACCTTTTCGGCGGCGTAGCGGTCCCGCCACTCATAGTAAAACCAGGGCTTGTCATCGGCCGTCTTGGGCTCAGTCAACTCAAAGGCCCGCATGTCGTACATGATCAGGCCGGTGGGCAAGGCGGCGCACTCCTGGATGCCAGCCATCCTGACCGCCGTGTGGCGGTCGTACATCTCAAGCTGGAAGTCCGGGTTCGGGTTTTCGGTTTGCAGGTTCTGCCAGCGGAACACGTACACACACTCGGCCGGCGGCGGGCCGCAATACGGGGCCCCGATGACGCACGGGCCCTTGTGGTAGTGCGAGGCCAAGAAATCGAACGAGGACTCAAAGAACGGCTTTGCCCCTTCCTGACCGGCGTTGACATCCGGCTTCATGTCGGAGTCAACCATCACCAGAACGTCCACGCCGTATTCCCGAGCCATGAGAACGGCCCGGTTGCGGGTCATGGTGATGGGCGTGTCCGCTAGATTCCAGACGCGGACGCAATCCACCCGCGGGTCTTTGGAGAGGTCGGCTACGAGGGGCAGCATCCATTCACGGATGTCTGGAACCTCAGAGGATATGCCGCCGTTGCCGCCGTAAGAAAAGGTACAGAATCCGACGTTGAACT